TTATTAATCAAGAAATTACTCTTGAATCTATAATTGATAAAATGGAACATAATATTTCTTTTTCTAAAAATGGATCAAACGGTGGACTACTAATAGCAACTGGCGGTTTTATATTTAACAAAAAAGCTAAAATTATATTTGATAAATGCATAGAACTTTCCGATAGCATACTGTCAGAATATAAATTAAAACATTGGTTTGAGATGGCTGTTATAAACTATTTATATGACACTGGATATAAAATGGATGTATTTGATATGAACACAATGAATTCATATGGATTTATGAATACCAATGACAGTAGGCTCAAAGATTTGTTTTTATATCACTTCCAAGGAAGAGGTGATAAGGATAAGACTATGATAGCAAACGAAGTATATAACATATTTTACAAGGAAACAACATGAAAGCTATAATATTTGGAATAACAGGACAAGACGGTAGCCATCTAGCAGACCTATTACTTGATAAAGATTATGAAGTTATAGGAGTGTCTAGAAGAAGCAGTACAGATACTACAGACCGTATATCACATTTAAAAAACAATAAAAAATTCAATTTGATTGAAGGCGATATTACTGATGTAAGCAGTATCCTTAACATACTTAAAAGTTACGAAAATGTAGATGAAATCTATAATCTAGCAGCACAATCGCATGTAGGAACTTCATTTAAGCAACCAGCTCTTACTTGGGATATTACTGGTCAGGGGTGTTTAAATATCCTACAGTGCATCGTAGACTTAAATATGTTTGATGTAAGATTTTATCAAGCCTCATCTAGCGAAATGTTTGGAAGTTCATACATTGTTGGAGAAGATGGAATTAAATATCAAGATGAAAATACTAAGTTTTTGCCACAATCCCCATACGCTATAGCCAAATGTGCCGCCCACTATGCCGTTAGACTTTATAGAGAAGCCTATGGCATACATGCAAGTGCCGGAATACTCTTTAACCACGAAGGTCCAAGGCGCGGTGATAACTTTGTTACCAAGAAAATAACTAACTGGATTGTTGATTTTCACAATTGGCTTAGAGATAATGACCTAAAAACAGAGGACTTGTCATTTTCTAAGACTGACATATCTTACGGCGAAGATCTAAGCTTTCCAAAATTAAGACTAGGTAATATTGAGTCTTATAGAGATTGGGGATATGCTGGAGATTATGTAGAAGCCATGTGGCTTATGTTACAACAAGATGAACCAGATGATTATGTAATTTGTACTGGAAATACATACACTGTTAGGGATTTCTTAGACTGTGCATTTTCTTATGTATATATGAAAGATTGGGAGCGTTTTATATATATAGACCCAGAATTTTATAGACCAGCAGAGGTAGATTATTTAAGAGGCAATTGTGCAAAGGCTAATAGTAAACTGGGATGGATTCCCAAGCATGATTTAAATTCACTCGTTTCATTAATGATAGATATCAGACTAAATGAGAAATTATCGAATAATGCTAGATATATCTAGCGTTTACGTCTATATCAAATATCTTAATTTGAGGTCTTACAATAGCCCTTTCCCTACTATATTCGTATCAGCAGATAACCCAGATGAAGCGTGTAGATTAGCCTTTGATCAATTAATTACAATCATTATAGATCAGAACTCATCTATAGATATGAGAATTATTTGTAGACAAATAAAACTATATTGTAGAATAGATAAAATATATTTATTATGAAGCGACATTATGATAGTCCAGAATATAAAGATTTTAGAAATAAAGTTATTAAAAGAGATGGCAGAAAGTGCATGATGCCGGGATGTTCAAGTAAAAAAAGATTACAAGTTCATCATATAAGAAAGTGGTCAACTGCTAGCTCTTTAAGATATGAAATTTCTAATGGCATTACTCTTTGCAGTCGATGCCACGCATCTATTAAAGGCAAAGAAATACACTATGAATCACTATTTGTGGAAATAATCAATGGCATATAAACAAGCTCCAGATTTTACTGTTATAAAAGATACCAGAGAGCAGGACGGATATTACTTTAAAAAGTATGCGCCATGCGCTGGTATGATTGAACAAAAGCTAGACACTGGTGACTATAGCATAGTTGGACTTGAGGATAAGCTATGTATAGAACGCAAGGGATGTGTAGAAGAATTGGCTATGAACCTTGGTCAGAAAAAGTACACATTTTTAGAAGAAATCGACAGAATGCTACCATTTCCTCATAAATTTTTGGTATTGGAATTTTCTTTAGAAGACTTAATTAAATTTCCAGAAGAAACTAGAATACCTATTAAAAATAAAGCATCTGTAAAGATTACTGGTAAATATATGTTAAAGTGTTTGCTAGAATTTCAGCTTTATAATAACGTTCATGTATTATTTTGTGGTAATAAATATAACGCATTTATTGCTGTGAGCAGTATACTAAAAAGAACTAATGAAATGTACACAATAGGGAGGAAGAAATGATGGAACCAGAACTATTGAAAGATTTTCATGACTATGGAGCTAATATTGCCACAAGGGAAATATTTCTTCACAATCATTACCACGCTGAAGATAATCAAAATCCCGGTGTTGAATACAGGATGTCTAATACTTTTATCAAAAACTTAAGAGCATTAGATATGCGTAGCAACGCAAATATAACAATTCATTGTCACAGCATTGGCGGCGAATGGACCGATGGAATGGCAATATATGATGCCATACAAATGTGTAGATCATATGTAACTATTGTTATTTATGGTCAAGCTGAGTCTATGAGTAGTATTTTTATGCAAGCCGCAGATTACAGATATATGACTCCCAATTCTCATTTTATGTCTCATTATGGCTCTAGTGATATAAATACCGATTATCTTAGTGCTATGAATCAAGCTGATTACGAAAGAAGAACTGCTGATACTATGTTTAATATATACGCAGGAAGATGCGTAGAAGGAAAGTTCTTTTACGAAAAGTTTGGCAAGAAACCAAGCGTCAAACAGGTGCGCCAATATCTAATAAGAAAGTTAAAGTCAGGAGATTGGTACTTAAGTGCAGAAGAAGCTGTGTATTACGGTTTCGCTGATTCTATCTTACGAAACTGGCATTTTACAGAATGAAAAAAGACAATCTTAAAATAATCGATGAGGCATGGCTTGGTTTAGATGTAATAGAAACCGACATATTTAATCCTATGTCATTTCTAAATGCCACAGAAGATGACTTTCATCTAAAGTTAACTTGGCTAATGAGTAGGCCAGAATATCTTCCATTCTTATGCAGTCAAATATTAAATATTCAACTTTTACCATCTCAATCTCTTATTATACATGAGCTATGGAATAGAAAATTTCCAATGCTTGTTGGCAGTCGAGGTTTGGGCAAATCTTTTAAGTTAGCTCTATACTCTATGCTTAGGGCTATGTTAATGCCAAAAAGAAAAATTGTGATTGTCGGTGCTGCATTTAGACAATCTAAAGTGCTATTTGAATACATGGAAACAATATGGAGAAATGCTCCTATATTGCGAGACATGTGTGACAATAATAGTGGTCCAACCAGAGATGTTGATCGATGCACTATGAGAATTAATGAAAGCATCATAACCTGTTTACCTCTTGGAGATGGACAAAAGATCAGAGGACAAAGAGCAAATGACATCATTGCTGACGAATTTGCATCTATACCTAGAGATATTTTTGAAAACGTAGTAGCCGGTTTCGCGGCTGTTAGTGCAGATCCAATTCAAAATGTAAAAAGACTATCAGCTAAAAAGAAAGCGGCAGAGTTAGGAGTAGAAATAGAAACTGAAGAAGATAATCCAGAAGTAAAGGATAATCAAATCATTCTATCTGGTACAGCCTATTATGATTTTAATCATTTTGCCACATACTGGAAAAAGTGGAAGTCTATTATAAAAAGTCAAGGCAATCTATCAAGACTAAGAGAAGTATTTTCTGGAGAAGATCCGCCGGAAAGTTTTGATTGGAGGCAATATTCCATCATACGTATGCCTTATGAACTATTACCAATTGGATTTATGGACGCTGATCAAGTAGCTAGATCAAAGGCTACCGTTCATGCCGGTATTTACCAAATGGAATATGGAGCATGTTTCACCAGAGATAGTCAAGGGTTTTTTAAAAGATCATTGATAGAATCTTGCGTTGTTGGAAATTCAGAAACTCCTATAAAAGATAGTTCTGGTAATATTCTACAATTTGAGGCATCTTTAATTGGAGATCCAAATAAAAGATACATTTTTGGAGTTGACCCAGCTTCTGAAGTAGACAACTTTAGTATAGTCGTACTAGAAATTAACAATGATCATAGAAGAATAGTTCATTGTTGGACCACGACTAGATCAGAACACAAAGAAAAAGTAAAAAAGGGATATTCTACAGAATCTGATTTCTATTCATATTGCGCCAGAAAAATTAGAGATTTAATGACATTGTTTCCATGTGTACATATATCGATGGATGCCCAAGGTGGCGGCGTTGCAATTATGGAATCTTTACATGATACTGATAAAATTAAAGATGGCGAACTTCCAATATGGCCAACTATTGATGACGATAAGCCAAAAGATACCGATGGAGAAAGAGGTTTGCATATACTAGAAATGTGCCAATTTGCTAGATACGAATGGCTTGCAGAAGCAAATCATGGACTAAGAAAAGATTTTGAAGATAAAGTTTTACTATTCCCACACTTTGATTCTATTGGTTTGGGTGTGTCTAATATAGAAGATAATTTAAAAAATAGAATGTTTGATACCCTAGAAGAATGCGTACTTGACATAGAAGAGCTAAAAGATGAACTTTCTATGATACAAATGACTCAAACAAATAGCGGTAGAGACAGGTGGGATACACCAGAAGTTATAGTTGGAACTGGCAGAAAGAGCAAAATGCGAAAGGATAGATATTCTGCCCTACTTATGGCAAACATGTCGGCCAGAGTTTTACAGAGAACACCGACTCAAGAAGCTTATAATTTTTATGGTGGATTTGCAACTGGAGGTGGATATACTAAGAAAGATAAGGAAGAAAAGCTTTATAGTGGTCCAAGCTGGTTTACGGAACAGATGAAAGATGTGTATTAATATTGTGTGATTCCAATTACAATCCAATTGAGGTAAAACATGAGTGATGACATGATAACTTGGTCAGACGATAATCCCGTCAGTAAAGCCCAAGCTGTATCTCAATTCTCTGATAACATAGATCATTATGGCGGCTTTTCTAAAGCCCAAGGTAGTACATATCGTACTTTCTTAGATATAGAGCCAAATAGATCTGTGCGTCCTCAGTTTTCTCACTTGGATTACTACGCTTTTAGACCAAACGAAGCTGTTCCAAGTCAGCAAAATAAAGCTATAAAAATGTGCATGGATGCATATGATAAAGTTGGTATCATCAGAAATATCATTGACTTGATGGGCGACTTTGGTAGTCAAGGTATTAATATTGTACATCAAAATAAAAGCGTTGAAAAATTTTACCAGCAATGGTTCAAGAATGTTAACGGCAAAGAAAGATCAGAAAGATTCTTAAATAATCTTTATAAAACTGGTAATGTTATAATATACAGAAGTTATGCTAAGGTTACTCCGCAGCTAACTCAATATATGAAGTCATTAGCCGCAGATATAAAAGTTGAAGTTCCTAACTTCAGCAAAAATGAAATACCATGGAGATACAATTTTTTCAATCCTCTAACAGTTAAGATGAAGGATGGTCAATTGTCTTTATTCCTTGGAAAGCCAACTTACACTATCAATGTTGGAACATTCTTTGATAGATTTACAGATGGTGATATACCCAGCGATGTTATCAATACACTTCCAGATGATGTGAAAAAGGCTCTACAAAGCGGTCAAAAACAAATACCTATAGATCCTAGTAGAGTAAATGTTTTTCATTATAAAAAAGACGATTGGCTACAATGGGCCAATCCTATGATATATGCTATTCTAGATGATATTATAATGTTAGAAAAAATGAGATTAGCAGATATGTCTGCTTTAGATGGAGCCATATCAAACATTAGACTTTGGACCCTTGGGAATCTAGAGCATAAGATTTTACCAAACAAAGCGGCCATAAATAAACTAAGAGATGTATTAGCAAGTAATGTTGGTGGTGGAACTATGGAATTAGTTTGGGGTCCAGAACTTTCTTTCAAAGAGTCTAGTAGTGAAGTATATAAGTTTTTGGGATCTGAAAAATATGCAGCCGTACTAAATAGCATTTATGCAGGATTAGGAGTTCCACCAACCTTAACCGGCATGGCTACCAATGGTGGTGGATTTACTAATAACTTTATATCTCTAAAAACATTAGTTGAAAGACTGCAATATGGTCGAGATTTACTTACTAAATTTTGGGAAAAAGAACTTGAAATTGTAAGACAGTGCATGGGTTTTAGATACAAGGCTCATGTTCAATTTGATCAAATGAGTCTATCTGATGAAGCGGCAGAGAAAGCACTATTAATTCAACTAGCTGATAGAGACATAATCAGTCATGAAACTATATTACAAAGATTTAAAGAAATTCCTCAAATTGAAAAAATTAGACTCCAAAGAGAAGTATCTGATAGAGAAGACGAAAAAAATCCAAATAAAGCTAGCCCATTTCATACTCCACAGCATAAAGAAAATCTTGAAAAAATAGCTCTTCAGAGCGGTAAGATGCTACCACAAGATCTTGGATTAAAAACTAGCGTTCCAAAGGATATACTTTTACAACCAAAATCCTCTCCATTGGGCGGCGGTTCACAATCGCCAAACGAAAAAAAACCACCCAATTCCAATGGTAGACCTCAAAATTCTGGCGATACACAAAAGAGAAAACAGCGTATTGCTAAACCAAAATCTCAACCCGGAGTTGCCGAATTGTTTGTTTGGGCAGAAGATTCTTGGGATAATATATCAGAAACTCTTACCACTGCATTTCTAAATTATAAAAATAAGAAAAATTTAAGACAACTAACTAAAGCCGAAGTCGCTGATTTGGAACAACTTAAACTAGATGTACTAACTAATATAGAATTATTCTCTACTGTAAACGAAGAAGTTATAC